CATTTCGCAAACTCGGCAACTATCCCTGGACACTTTCAAGCAAACAGTCGACATGGCCGAAAGCCTGGACTGGATGCGAAAGCGGATTAAGCGAGTTTCCCGGACTAACGGCCAAGAGGAGTTAGAGGTGTATTGCCACCACTACCCAAAATCCTGTGGGCAAAAGTGTGAGCGTATTCGCAAGTATTCGATCCGAGCCGCGACATCCGAAGGGCCACGCGGTAGCACCGCCGACTTACTTTATGTGGATGAGCTGCGAGAAATTGACGAGGCAACTTGGGCAGCCGTTACCCCGATTACCCGAGCCAGACCCAATGCCCAAGTGTTTTGGACATCGAATGCTGGCGATCTGACATCCAATGTGCTAAACGAACAACGCCGCCGCGCCCTGACCTTTGCCAGTGATCGTATGGGTTACTACGAATACAGCGCACCAGCAGGATCATCGGTTGACGACATCGAGGCTTGGAAAATGGCAAACCCTGCAATGGGCTACACGATTAACGAGCAAAACATCAAAGATGCCGCAACCTTTGACAGCCCCGATGCGTTCAAGACCGAAACCCTGTGTATGTGGGTGGATGCGATCGACAGCCCTTGGCCAATGCAAGTTTGGAACGAGTGCGAGTCAGATGTGGCTTTGGAGGATGGCTTGCCAACCTGGATGGCGATGGACTTAAACTTTAACCGCGAACTTGCTTGCTTGGTAACTATCCAACAACGCGAATCAGGCTTTGGCGTATTCCTGCACGAATGGAAAAAAGAGGGCGGCATTAACGACTTGGAACTTGCTGGCGAGATCGCCACACTGACTCGCCGCTATCGCCCAAGGGTGCTTGCCTATGATCCAAACACTGCTGGATGGATCGCGCCAAGACTTAGCCAGGCTGGCGTACCGGTCGCGCCGACACCTTGGAACTCGGCCAACTTTGCAATTATGTGTGACCAGACAATGAACGCGATGCAGTCGCGGCAGCTGCTACACCCAGCCCAAGAAACTATGCACAGCCATTTGGTCAGTTGCGCTAGACGGCCAGCTAGTGACGGCGGTTGGCGGATTGCTCGCAGGGCGGCGCAAGTACCGATCAGCGCGGCAGTTGCTTTGGTCATGGCGGTGGGTCACGCTACCGAACCGCAACAGAGTGTGAGTATCATTAGCGCATAACCCTGCCTTGGGTTCACCCGAGGTCGGCCAGTTATCAAAGAGGGATCAAGACCACTAGGACTAACTGGCCGATCTGTGTGACAACACGCGCAACAAGGTGACAAGCGGTGACAAAATTACACCAATGTCATTTGCTCATGATTAAATGTCAAAATGGGATTCATAGATTTTTTGCTGGGTACACCCACCGAAAAGCCACAGATCGAGGCTAGGGCTGGCATCGCAATTCCGTTTTATCAGGATGCCTATTTCACTCCGTTTAATACTTTCCGCGTTGACCGCTCAAGCGCAATGCAAGTGCCAGCAGTTGCCAGAGCCAGAAACATCATCGCTGGCACTATCGCAACTCTTGACCTGAATTCATACAGCGACATCACAGGCGCAAAGATCGAGGGTCGCAAGATTCTTGAACAGCCAGATCCAGCAATCCCACTAGCTGTGACTATGGCTTGGACAGTCGAGGATCTGTTATTTCATGGCCGATCATTCTGGCAGGTGCTTGAAGTAAACCCAGAGGATGGCCGACCAATACAGGCTCGCCGCATCGATCCAACTCGGGTGACTTTCACAACTGACTTGAACACCCAAGAGATCGTTAACGGCTTTTACATTGAGGGCGGCTTAATGCCGACAACTGGCGTGAACTCCCTAATTATGTTTAGCGGAATTGACGAGGGCATACTCAACCGAGGTGGCCGCACTATTTCAACTGCGCTCAAACTTGAGGAAGCAGTCCAGAGAATGGCCAGCGAGCCAAACCCGACAATGGTAATCAAGAATAGCGGCGTGGATTTACCGCCAGAGCAGGTGTCGAGCCTACTGGCCCAGTGGAAACAAGCCCGAGCCACCCGATCAACCGCATACCTATCTGGCCCATTAGATGTCACGACTTTTGGATACGATGCCGGACAGATGCAACTTACCGAATCACGCTTAAACACCGCAGCTGAAATTGCGCGTATGTGCAACATTCCTGCCTGGTACATCAACGCCGAATCAGCCAGCGCGACTTATTCCAACGTAAGCCAGGAACGCCGAAGCCTTGTTGATTTCTCATTGCGCCCATTCATGAGTTGCATCGAGGAACGATTAAGCATGAACGATGTGACCCCACGCGGTAGCAAGGTCAGGTTCGATCTTGACGACTACTTACGCGGAAACCCACTAGAGCAGATCGAAGTCCTTGGCAAGATGCTTGATTACGGCTTGATAAGCGTAGATGAAGCGCGTGAGGAAATGGATCTCGCACCGAGAGGAAATGAAAATGCAACTTAGTTTCGAGGGCCAAGTATTAGCGGCCAATGTTGAAACCCGAACCATCAAGGGACTTGTCGTGCCTTTTGCCAAAGTTGGCAACACATCGGCTGGCCCAGTGCGCTTTGAGTTTGGCGCATTTGGCGAAATTGACCCAAGCCAAATCGTCTTGAACATGGAACATGACCGGACACGCCCATTAGGTCGTGGCATTGCTGGCAGTGAGGAAATCACACCTGCTGGTATCTCGATGGCGTTCAAGATCGCGCCAACGGGTGCTGGCAATGATGCGCTAGTCGAAGCATCGGAGGGCTTGCGCCCAGCCTTTAGCATTGAAGCCAATGTCGGTGAATACACCATCGAAAAAGGCGTGATGGTCGTATCAGCTGCCAAACTTGAAGCCGTTGCTCATGTAACCAATCCAGCATTTAAGGATGCACAGATTTCCCAAGTCGCAGCCACAGAGGCCGATGAGGAAAACCCAGAAACCACCGAGGCAGAACAACCTGCCGAGGAAAACCCACAGGAGATCACAGTGGAAGAAACAACCGCACCAGTGGCAGATGAAGTGACCGCAGCAGCGGTTGTAACTGCCGCAGCACCAGTGGCCTATGCCAAACCGCGTAGCCCAATTAACAGCCAGGCTTCATACCTGGAACACAGCATCAAGGCCAAAATGGGCAACCATGATTCAGCCCAGTATGTTATGGCAGCCGATGACTCATTCAGCACAAACCCAGCGTTTACCCCAGTGCAGTATGTAAACAGCGTTATCGACACATCCATTGGCTCACGCCCAGCCATTGACGCAATCGGCTCACGCGCCATCACTGCCTCGGGCATGGTCATATCACATCCGAAAATTACGACTAGCGGAACCGTGGCTGACACCAACGAAGGTGCTGGCCCATCAGAGACCGGTATCGTGTCCTCATACGTCAACCTAGACGTGAACAAGTTTGCAGGTATGCAGCGTTACTCCGTAGAACTTTTGGAACGCTCAAGCCCAGACTTTTTCCAGGCAATGGTCGACAACATGACACGCGCCTACAACAAGGCAACTGATGCAGCAGTGATCGCAGCTCTAACCGCAGGTGGAACACAAGCCACCGCAGTTGCAGCAACATCCGCTGGCATCATTTCCTATGTATCAACCGAAGCCCCAGCCGCTTACCTAGCAACAGGTGAACTACCAAGCGCATATATCGCTGGCACATCCCAGTGGTCATTGCTAATGGGTGCAACCGATACAACTGGTCGCCCAATCTACAACGCATACAACCCACAGAACAACGGCGGAGTTGCTGGCCCACAAAGCCTACGCGGCAACGTACTTGGCCTAGATCTGTATGTAGATCCAAACGCAGTTGCAACAACTATCGATGAATCGGCATTCATTGTCACCCCATCATCCGTTGCAATCTACGAATCACCGATCTTGCGTATGTCCACAAACGTGGTCACATCAGGAGAAATCGAAACAATGCTTTACGGTTACTTGGCCGTTGGCGTTTTGGTTGCCGGTGGAGTTCGTCGCTTTAACCTGACCTAAGTCAGCGTTAGTTAGAAGTGTGGGGGATGCGGCCCTGTGTCCCCCACACACTTACACGATAGGAGATTGAAATGGCACTAATTACACTTAGCGAACTTAAAAGCGTTTTGGGTATTGGCGACATTTACGCTGATCCTATTGTCCAGGCAGTTGCGGACAGTGCCGAAAACATAATCCTGTCGTACTTAATCTTTGATGATGTGTCTATCGTTGGCGCATCGCTCACAAACAATGTGGCTCGCTTTTACTGCCACGACAACACCTTTGTGGTCGGTCAGGCTTTGACCGTCACAGGTTGTGGCTCACCTTTTAACGGCTCACGGACTGTGACAAAGGTTGGCTACGACGAATACAACGTGACCTACTTTGAAGCAGCTGTGACCAACGCAGACATAAGCAAGCGTCAGATCATCCCTAATGGCCGAGCAGTATTGACCAGCCAAGCCGCGCTGTACGACACAACCCCAGAAGTGCGAGAGGCTGCCTTGGCAGTTGCTTGCGACATTTGGATCACTCGTACAGGCACACTAGGCCAGCAGGGTGTGGATTTTCAAAGCCCAGCACCTTACCGCCTAGGCCGTTCCATGCTCACCAGAGTTTCAGGCCTACTTGGCAAGCATTTAGACACCCGAGGCTACCTTGGCTAACTTGGCAACGTACCGGGCAAACCTTGCCAGCACTCTCGCAGCTGCTGGTCGGGTTGTTTACTCGTACCCAAACGAAAACATCACACCGCCAGCCATTGTGCTAGTGCCTGGGTCGCCTTACATCACAGTGAGCGCAATCGGTGGGGCGCGATGCAATGTGCGCTTTGACATCACAGTGATTGTCAACGCAGCCGACAACCAAGCGGCCTTGGCAAACTTGGAAACCTTAATTTTGTCAGTTACCGATCTACTAGCCAATAACATTTCGTTTTTGGGTGGTTGGTCGCAACCGACAGTCCAGCAAATCGGAAATACCGACATGCTTATCAGCCAACTCAACATCGAGATGGTCACAACCAACTAAGAAAGGCGAACCATGCCAGCAACATATATAACTGGTCGCTCGTTGACTTTATCGATCAATTCGGTGAGTTACGCTGACCAGGCATCAACAGTTACACTTGAAATGGAAAACAACCAGCAAGTGCTTGAAGTCTTATCGGGTCGCGCTTACAAGACCGTAGACAAGACCGCCACACTAAATGTGGAACTATACCTAGACGACACATCATCCGCAGGAATCATTTCTGCACTTTGGGATGCAGCATCAAGCGCACCGGACACATCACTAAACTTTTCGTTTGATGTAAACGGTGACACATTCGCTGGCAAAGTGTTTCCAGTATTCCCAACAGTCGGCGGCGCGGCCACTGATGTATTAACTACCAGCCTCAGCTTTGTTGTTGAGGATGGCACAGTAACCCGCACTTAACGAATAGAACAGGGCAACCATTATGCAATACGAAATCAAAACAAAACAGGGCAACAACTACATAGTGAGCGATGAATCGGCTTGGCTGTGGATCGAGATCGAACGTGAACTTGGATACACAGTCAGCCAGGCAGCTGAAAAGATGAGCAACGGCTCATTGGATGTAATCACTTGCATGCTTTACAAGGCCGCTAAGGCCCAAGGGCATACTAAATTGCCAAACCAGCAAGCCTGGGTGACCAATGAGTTTGAAACCTTTGAGGTGGTCGAGGAAAGCCCAAAAGAGAACTAAGGGATGGGCTGGTGCGGATAGCAGTATCCACCGGCATTCCCTTGGTAGACCTTTTGGATTGGTCGCTCGCAGACATCAACACAGCGATCACGCTGATACAAGAGAGGAATGGTCATGGCTGACAAAGTAACCGTCAAGATGACCCCTGACTCTCGGGACTTGCGTTCGCTTTACAAAGCATTTCGCGAAATGGATGAGGGCGCAAAGAAAGCCCTGAAAGACGACGTGACAAGCATCAGCCAATGGTCAGCCACAGAAATGCAAAGCAGCTACAACTTGAACCCGTTGCCAGCACAAGCCCAAAAGGTTGCTGCAACTATCCGAGCCAATAAGGATCGCATTCCTAACGTCACCATCGGTGGTAGCAAAGGTCGATTCAGCGGCGGCGCAGTGTCTGGCCAAGTTTTGTTTGGCTCGGAGTTTGGTGGACCAGCACCTTTTGAGAATGGTGGTCGCCGCTTTCCTGATCGCTCACCTGCACAAGGTCGAGGCAACGCAGGCTACGGCATATTCCTGACACTAAAAAGAATCCAGCCAGAACTTACACGCCGTTGGAAAGATGCGGTCAATCGCCGAGTAATAGAAAAGTGGGATGACAACAATGGCTGATGTGAGGACACTTAAACTCAACTTACTTGCAGATGTAGATCAGTTTGGCCGAAGCCTAAACAAGGCTGACAACGATGCCAAGGGCTTTGCTGGTGGACTAAAGAAGTACGGCAAAATAGCCGCCGCCGCTTTCGTAGCCGCTGGCGCAGCTGCTGGCGCGTATGCAATCAAGATCGGCATCGATGGAGTCAAGGCAGCAGTCGAGGATGAAGCGTCGCAAAAACAACTTGCCATTGCCCTACGCAACACCACTGACGCAACTGATGCCCAGATCGCATCCACCGAGAAATACATTACCAAGCAACAACTGGCCTTTGGCGTAGCCGATACCAAGTTGCGCCCGGCACTGGCTAACTTAGCCCGAGCCACTGGCGATGTTGGCAAGGCGCAAGAACTGACCAATCTTGCTATGGACATTAGCGCGGCCACAGGTAAAGATTTAGAGGGTGTATCGCTTGCCCTATCCAAGGCCTACAACGGTAACCTAGGCGCACTTACCAGGCTTGGTGTGCCATTAGATGCCAGCATTATTGCTACCAAGGATTTCAACGCAGCGCAAGGCGAATTGACCAAACTATTTGGCGGCGCAGCTAAGGCCAACACTGAAACCTATGCAGGCCAGTTGGCTATTGTCACCGAACGCTTTGGCGAGATGAAAGAGTCAATCGGCGTGGCATTACTGCCAACTATGAAAATCTTGCTTGAACAAGTCAACCTAATTGCCAAGGGATTTTCTGGCGAGGATCCTGACGGCCTAAGTAGCAGGGCTAGAGAACTAAGTGGCAATCTAGGCGGATCAGGTGCTTACAGCCTTGGCTCATCACTTAGAGCGGTTGCCGATTCTTTTGGGCGACTATTTGACGAGATTTCAAGCGCGGATGCCAGCACTGGTGTATCGACTTTGCAGAAACTAGCCAACGCGATGGAAACCTTTGCAGGGGCTTTGGACACAGTCACAGGTGCTTATCGGTCATACATGAAGTTTTATGATTCCGTACCTGCACCGCTTAAAAAGTTTATGAACCCATTCACCCGATTGGCTCAATACGCTGGTGTGCTGGCTGATCAAAGTGACGGCTCACGCGCAGCTGGTGGCTCGGTTATGGCTGGCGGTGCTTACCGTGTAGGCGAGTTTGGCCCAGAGTTATTTGTCCCAAGTGGCTCGGGATCAATTCGCCCGGACACTGGCGCAGGATCAGGCGTGACCATAATCATGAACGGTGTCATTGATGGTGAGTCTGCTCGCCGTAGCATTGAACGCTTACTGCAAGACTCCTCACGCCGTACAGGCGCGATCAATCTAGTCGGGGCTACGTTGTGACGGTTGCATACGATCCGTATCCCACAGTCACTTTTGCTGGCGGTACGACTTACGCAGACAATACGATCTCATCGATCTCAATCCGCATGGGTCGCAATGACGTGACTACACAGCCACAACCTGGCTTTGCATCGATCAGCCTTTGGACAGATGCCAGTGAGCCGCTAAACGTGGCTTTGAGTCAATCTGTGTCAGTGTCAATCGCCAAAGGAACGTCAGGCACACAAGAAATCTTTGCTGGCATAATCTCGGACATTGACATTAGCCTGGCTCAATACGGGTCAGAGGGATCAATCGCGATTTACTCGATTACAGCCGTTGGCCCATTGTCGCAACTAAACCGTCACTTAGTCGGCGGTAGCAACTATGCAAAAGAGTTTGACG